GTAAATAGTTCTGTATATTGGTTAATTGCCCACAAAAAGAGTCCAACCCACCAACCTACACAGATAGAACAATGAAAGAAGTGATGAGATGGGCGGATTCTATCGAATATACTTCCAAATACTAAAATTTGCGTAAGACCATAAGCCGCAAGCACAAATAGTAATAAGTTCATTAGTAATATCCATAACCACTTAAATAGCGACGGATCCGTGATGGAGTGATGGAACCCTTCTTCGGCTCTTGGGGAACTTCCCCAAGCCTCGTAGAGTCTCCTGGTGTGGGATCCACGAGATGATCTTCAAACTCATTTTCAATAAAATCTTGCATTTCTAAATGAGGTGTTTGAGAATCAATGAATTTTTTTGTAGAATATAAAACTACCTGGGCGGCACTGACCTTCTCGTCAACAGCCTCCTCATATTTGCCCTCTAAACTTCCAAACACATTCCCACTTTGGATGGTGCTGGGTTCCACAACACCTTCGTTTACAAGATGTTTAAAGTAAGAATTTTGGATTCCATAAATTTCATCACTTAAATTTTCTTTAGGAAACGTGATGATTTTGTTAAGAGAGGTATCAAGGATAATATCAATTAATCGATGATCTAAGATCATAATTTTGCCATCTAAAGTTTTCCTGACTTGAAGCTCAATTTTTATGCTTGGCGTGGCTTCAGCCTCTATGTTGATTTTAATCGACATTTAAGGAAGTTTCCCTTACTAATCCCTGAATCTTTATAACTTCTTCCACCATTTCTTTGGTTGGTGTCATCGTTTTATAACTTTCTAAAATATCTAATATCTTTTTTGCGCCTTGCATCATATCATTGTCGGTTATAAACTCCTCAATAGTTAATGATTTCTCCAGCTCTGTTTTCAATCTTCCGATTTCCTCATTCAAATGAGTCTTAAGTTCCAGCCCATTATTGTGAAATGAAGTAATAAATTTATTTAATAAAATCTTCTGTTCTTTAAGTAACGTGTCATGATATTTTTGATTAAATTTATTGACAAAAGATTTATACACAAGGTTATCAACGGCTTGCATTCTATCTTCTTCTTTAATCGACGCCATTTTTTCTACTAACTCATTTTCTAAAAGAATTTTAGATTTAACAGGAACGTTGTTATTAAAAATTTGAGAGATGGAGGCTAAGTCTTTATAATTAGGAATAAAATTGGCAAAGATTTCACTAGATAAAGATTTTTTAATATGTCGAGTTAACTTATTTTGCTCTGATATTAGGGCTTTCTTGTTTATGTTAGAGTGTCTGACTTTGACTTCGTTTAAAATCTTCTCAGCTGTATTCGGATTTACATTCTTAGTATGCATAATCGCGTGATACAATTTTAACTCTCTATACATTTCTGTTCTTACATTAAACGACTCTTTAATAAGTTTGGTAATGCTTTTTTGCGCTTTTGGGGTTTTTGACAGAATAGATTTAGTCAATTCTTGAATTAAGGCTTCATATAAAAAGGCACTATTTCTTTTCTTATTATGCTTAAACTTTGTCATTTTTATTTTCCTGTTTCTTTTTAGTGGCAAGATTTTCAATTATTTTCTGAATTTCTATATCATTCTTCAGAATCTTTAATTCTTCTTGCTTATATTTTTTACTATAATTAGTTTCTTGATTCTCATAAACTCCTTTTGACAAACTTTGTAACCCATCGGACCAGCCCTTATAAATGTTCCGGGGAGTATTTTTGCCAACTTCTTCGGCATATTTTCCCTTATAACTTCTTTTTCTTGCGCCCATGTCCCGCTTGTCTGATTTGACCGCTGTATATTTTTTCCCCTTTGCGCGTGGAGTGGTATACTCTTTATCATCTGGTCGTTTCCATTGCAAATCATTTCTCTTGCCAGGTTCAGCAAGGAGCGTTTCTTCTTCTGCACCTTCGTCTGGTTCCGGGGATCCTTCTTCCTCGCCAAGATTAGTGTCTCCACCAAGAAGATCTTCGCCGCCTCCACCAGCCATTTCCGCAGAGCCTTCTTGGGCTGCGGTTTCGAGCGCCACATCCAAGCTTTTATCATAAAACATTTCTCTCTGATTTCTGACAACTTCGTCCTCTGACATATCAAAAATATTTTTTGAAACCCAGCGGCGACTGAAGAAACCCTCCGTGGCTGTACTGGCGATTTCAAACTTGGTCCTCCAATGTTCTAACTCTTGGAGTTCAGCAAGTTTTGACGGAGCATTTAAATGAAGCTTGAATGAGATCAGATCTTTATTTTTATATCCCAAAGTATATAAGTGAATCACAGCTATTTTTTCTAACTCTGAAACGATGCTCCGCTGGAGTCGGCTGATTGTTCTTGCAAAGCGAATATCTTTTTGAGCTAAAGTGGTCTTATCTTCTGAACCTTCGTCACCTTGGGTTAGATAGGATGCGGGGATTTTTAAAGCCGAAAACAATTTATCTCTTAAATATTTAACGTCATCAATATCCCCCGTATAAGTACCACCGGGCAGTGACTCAATTTTGGTTGCAGCTTGCCCGCCACGAATCGGAATAAAGTAATCTTCGTCAATACTCATAGGATTATACCGCAAGTCAACTCGACCAGTATCTTGATCAATTACTTGGTTTCTTTTCATTTGAGTGACGATTCTTTGCATGTGTTGTTCGACTTCATTTTCTGGAATCCCGCCAACGTCAATATAAAAAACACGCCGCTCGGGGGATCGAACAACTCTGTACGCCATCATCGCGTCCTCAAGAAGCATTAATTGCCTCCAGATTCGGCGGGATGATTCTAAACAGGATGTGCCATAAGGTGCATACTTATCATTTCCTAAGATTCTAAAGTGAGCGACTTGCCAATTCTCAAATGTAAGTCCGCCAGAATTCCATTGGAACTGTACATAATTAGGATTAGTTTTGTCTTCTCCCTCTAATCGTTCAATTTCACCTGGTGGCAACCCAATGACAGACTTTATTCCCAAGCTATCATCAATATCCAAATAGAGAAAATAGTCTCCATATTTGCACATACTGCGGCACCAACCATAAAGATTAAACTCTATATTTAAAATACTATAAAACAAATCCTGTAATATTGTTTTGATTTCTTCATTCGGACAGTTTACCGTTAAAAGTTTTTGGAGAGGAGACGAAACTGTCATCTCATCTGCATAAATATCCATAGCCGACGCAATCTCGGGCATATACTCCATTTGATCGAAGTCTACATACCTTTCACTTCGGGCTGCATTTGAGGTAGATTGCGCATACACATTATCAAAAGGGTTGTATGTAGATTTCTTAAAGCTCAACCCCGCCGCAGATTGAAATTTATATTTATCTAACTGCCACCTTTTCTCGCTTCGTGGGTTCTGTCTTTGATACTTTGTAATCGGTCCAGAAAGCAGCCGAGTCAGAGCTTTAAATAAGAAAGAATCCGGGTTGCGAGTATTTTGTTTGTTTTTGTTCATTATTTATTAACCTTTTATAAGCCATCCAAAATTTTTATAATTTTCTTGTGCTTCTCTCATTTTATCAAAAGATTCTTGTTTTTTGTAGCCATACATACCAGGAATTGTCGTATTTAATTTTGTATTGGAACTTATCATTGAATTTAAAAATGCTCTCTTGTACGCTAAGTCTTTTGTATTCTCTTCCAAAACAGTATCTCGAACCCAGCAACAGATGGCTAGTGACATAACTAAGTCATCATTATATCCTCTCTGTGCTTCGGGTCTTCCGTTTCTCCAAACAAATGTTTTTAATTCTTGAAATACTCTTATAGAATTCAAAGTAATTAGTTCATTTCTTATGAATTCCTCCAGTTTAGCGACAATGAGTGGTCTGGTTTTTTGAGACGTTGTAAAACCAGCGATTACGTTTGTTGCACCATCAGCTCTATATTGTTCCACATATTCATGAGTTCCTTTAGTAGAGTAATATAAATTTGGATAACCGGCATCAATGAGCTTTTCCAAAACTGAATAACCAATGTTGTTATTTTCAACAATGACCATCGCGTCTCCGTATTCTTTCCCGGCGTCGAATAATATTCGCGCAAACAGGTCTGTTGTTGGCTTGCCGCGATATTCTGCGACTTGTTCCATAGTTTTGGTATCGAAAACGTGGAACACTGAATAATCATTTCCATCCCCGCGAGCAACATCGCCCACCAATAAATATTTGCTTTCTGGGTCGTATTCTTTCCAAATCCAAAAATTTCTATCAAAACCTGTTTGATGTTTCGGCTCTGAGCATAGCTGCTCTATTTTATTTAAATTATCTGGATGTATAACTGTTTCGCCAGATGCATTAAAATTACACTCATACTCTTGTGCGACTCGCCGACGTGAAAGATTTCTTGTTGTTTCTTCAAACCAAGACTGATCACGTTCAGGGTGAAGGGTCCAGTGAAGTATTGTTGGGTGAAAATCATTCTCACCACTTTGGGCGGAAACATATGTTTTATGGAACCAATTGCCAACACCGTTAGGAGATGAAAGCGCAATACATCGTCCACCAGCGGCCATCGTAGGTTGAAGTGCTGTCCACAAATCATCAAAGCCCTCAATATGTGCAGCTTCATCAATCACCAATAATGACAAAGCTTCTGAACGACCAGCGTCTGCTGACGTTGATGATGCTTTGATTTCTGATCCATTGTTTAAAACAAACGATGAACGGTTATCAATTGCAATTTGTGCCAATTGGTCGAACCATGGAGGCAGCATTTTAATCATTGCTTTAACTTTTTTAACAAGATTTGCTGCTGTACTGAACTTTGTCGCAATTACTAAGATATTCTTATCGCGATGAAATAGCATCATCCACGACACATATGCCGCAGAAATGGTTGAGATACCCATCTGCCTTGATTTTAGTATCACATTGTTGCGATAATCGTTAAATTTGTGCAACAATTCTTGTTGAAAATCCCAAGTCTTGAATGGTATCTGCCCACGTTGAGGGTGTGCAATTTTGCAGTAATTGTCAATAAAATAGACGGGATCTTTGCCGCACTTAACTATTTCTTTAACAAGATCTTTTTTGGAAAGGTATTGTGACATACACAATAATTAGTTATTTGGAATCAATTAACCTTCTTTGGGGGTAAGCAACGCTTGAAGTTTCTGAATTAATATCCCGACTTGTCCAGAAGCAAGGTTGCCTTTCTTCGCATAATTCTGTAAGGCTTGATCTAAATTTGACAACATTTGCATTTCATCCGGGGTTGTGCCTGACTGGACCTGTGATTGTGACTTGCGTGATTTGAGGAAATCACTGGCTGATCGCACACCCTGTTTGACGGCTGCTTTTCCGGCTGCACCGGCTACCATTTTTGCACCTGCTGCTAACGCTGGTGCGATTTCATCAAGTGACTTTTCTAGTTCCTCTTGAATGAGAGTTCTTAATTTTGATTCTGTAAGTTTCACAACATCTATCTTTATACGTCAATAATAATTGGAGCAATCTTCTTTTTAGCAATTTTGACTTTGCCGTTTTTCTTACACTCGCTTGCAAGTTTTTTAACATTTGCGCGATTAATAGATTCGTGGAGAGTGGGCTGCCCCACTGCTTGTGTGACTGCGGCAATCAGTTCTGGAGTCCATTGCACTGTTGAAAGTCGTTGTATAAGCTGCTGCCCCTGTTGTTGGGCTTGTTGTAATTGTGCTTGCTGTTGTTGTTTGCCTGGTCCCATAGCCTTGCGGATACCTTTGCCGACACCACCAACTACTCCACCAATGGTATCACCAACGCCCTTGCCCAAATGTTTTCCGACTTTGCCTGCAACTTTTGCTGTGCCGACAGCTAAATCACCAGCACCTTTGATCGCAGCTTTTCCGACGCTTTTGGCTTTCTGCCCCAAAGCACCCCAATCAACTTCATCTAAAAACTGTTCGGTTTCTTCTTTGATAATTTGCCTTAATTGTGTTTCTGTTATATTAATCATTTTCGTGGTTCCTCGTCACGCTTTCCTTTAACATTGGAAGCTTTTTTAGTTTTTGGATATTTGTCTTTGCCGAAGCCTATCCATTTTTTCATCGCATCGGACAACCTTTCTTCAACTGTTGCTCCAACGTTTTCCTGTTCTGGAATTCCTCCAATCTTGTAACGACAAGAGGCTTGCACCCAAGAGCGAATCTTACTCAAACTTTGAACAAGAACGTCAGGTTCTTTGTCCGCTTTGGTTAAGGTAAGGGATTTTCCAGTAATCTTTTTAAACTGTTTCTTAAGATAAGAAGATATGTCTTGAAGTCTTTGAGCCATTTCGCCTTCGAAATCACCTTTATAAACATCCTTCAACATAATTTCACCTTGATACTTTATAGTTAAAATATTTCCAGCAATACTAACATTGAACCCATCAATCACTCTTTTGTCGAGGATTGGGTCGCCTTCTTCTCTTTTAAGTCCAGTTTTTAATGGTTCACCTTTATCATCTAAAGCACCATCATATGCATCAGCTGCGGCTTGGGAGATTCCGTTTACAATGTCAATAATATTATTCTTTTCCGCCATGTTTAAATTCCTTCAGTTCTATTCTTAAGTAACATTTGTAACAACATTTAAATTTTGCCATATATAAATCGTCTTTCAAATCAAAAGAATAAACATTACATTTTTGGCAAGTACGTGTTGATTCCTTCCTAAATAGTTTCTTAGGCATTAAAACGCCTTCAACTTCCACCTTCTCTTTTGTCTTTTCTAGTTTCGTAAGTTTTTTAATTTGTTCTAGATATTGCTTTTCTTTGTCTGGAGTCCATGATGATTTGGGATCTTGAACTGTGTCTTCACCATATTTTTCTTCGATGGCTTGCTCGATCTTTATGAGTTGATTGGGGTCTTTCATTTGGCAATTTCCGTGGCGGCGTAAAAGATTGCGATTGATGATGCGGTGCCAAGAGCGAAACCAATGGCCGCCCAAAGCGTAGAGTCAGATCCTTTTGCTAGATTTCTTAAAGTTTCGATCTCTTCTTTCTGTGCAGCAACAATCAGGTTAAACTTGTTTTTCTCAATTTCTAATTCTGATTTTAATAGTTTAGTGTCGCGGATACATTTTGCGTCTTTAAGATCTTTTTCGTATTTGCTCTTAAGCTCACAGTCTTTCTTTGCATATTTTTTGTCTGCAATGATCTTGGCCACGGCTTGTGGATCAAACAATGTACCAGAAAATGGCGCTTCTTCACCCTTATCAAGTTGTGTGAATTTGCCTGCTGTGCTTGTAGTGGTTTGTGCTATTGCATTTGATGAGATAAGTAAAATGCTAATTGGAATTATTATCTTTTTTAGGAACATAAGTGATACCGAATAAATCTTTTATTTCTGAAGTGATAGCTTCTTTATCATTATAATGTTTTTTAACAATATTTTTAATTTCTTTCTTCTTCTCATCCTCTAATTGCTTGCCTTGGATCTGATGAATGGTTTCAATGGCTGTCAAAGCGTCATTATATTCCTCATCTATTTTTTTCTTGGAAGCCTTTTTTTCTTTCTCGGCACTCTCAATTGCGGCCTTTTGCTTATCATAAGAATCTTTTTGAGCATCAATGATTTTTAAGAGGCTATCACTCTTGCTTTTCATAACAATACCCACAACAATAATCACCGGAATATACCAGTGAGTTTTTAAAAAGGCCCATATTTTTTTAAGAGTTGTCATTTACGTCTTGTGGATGCCACTCGCTCCTCACTCCAACCCAGCTCCGCCAATATCTACTTTAGTATCTATCTTCGAGCCTTTGGTGAGCATATCTTTGGGCGGACCCTTCTTTTTCCATGCAATATCCCTCGGCGTGTCATCTTCTCGACAATCTGGGCAATCGCTAATATCAATTCCGTCCTTTGACTTTCTAGAAC